GCATAACGCTTAACCTTTTCCGTGATGTCCACTTGTGGTTTGTCATCGTGGTCAACAATCCATGCATGTCTGATGGGAATGCTAAACATCATATTGTCCTGTTCAGATTTACCAGGTACAAAGTTGATGTCTTGTGTGATAGCCTTATAGATCTTTCCATCGTAATAATACTTCACACGAAGAACGAGGTTGTTCACATTTTGTGGTACAATCGTGTTTCTGAAAGGTTTATTAGTTACATAACAATGGTACTCGTTTAAAACACCGTCCTTCCATGACTTGGATTCCTGCCCCCAAAAATCATCTTCAATCTTATATTTCATGTCATGATCAATCATGTACTCAAGCTCCTCTGATATGATACTATAGTCACTTGGTGTCGTTATCATTTTATAAAGATATATAAGGGTACTTAAAAGTTTGAACAACATTCTTAACTATAATGGAGGGCAACTTTTTAAGTAGGTACGAAAATAAAGTTGAACAGTGGACCCACCTCATAAATACGGACCCGGATAATAAGAAGAAGTATGAGACGGAGATGTCCGACTATATTATTCGGTGTATGCCGTATATGAATCAATATGCTGACACAACTGAAGAAGAGACAAACACGGATAACATTTTCAACGTGAAAGAGACGGTTGGTCTAAAGAGGAAAGACATTTTCAACGATTATTTGATAGAAGTTGAAAAACAAAATATAGCCAAACCGAGTGAATATCATAGACTTGATGAATGTCCAACATGTTCCTATAGTAATATAATTCACATACACGATACGAGTGAATTGGTATGTGATGTGTGTGGTCTAGTGTTAGCGTCCCTCATAAGTGAAGAGTTGACATACAGAGAGGAGCAAGAGACTTCGGAGAAGATTGTGAATTATAGTTACAAGAGGGAGAACCATTTCAATGAGTGGCTCTCACAATTTCAAGCACAAGAAATGACAACCATACCTCCAGAAGTGATGGACCAATTGAGGGCAGAACTCAAGAAGATGAAGATCAAAAAGTTGGATGAGATTACACATGCCAAAATTAGAGGTCTTCTCAAAAAGTTGAGACTTAATAAGTATTACGAACATGTACCTTACATCACGAACATTCTCAATGGTATTAAGGCTCCGAGTATGCCCCAAGAATTGGAGGAGCGGTTACGTCTGATGTTCAAAGATATCCAAAAGCCATTTGATCAAAATTGTCCATTGGACCGGAAAAACTTTTTGAGTTACTCTTATGTACTCTATAAGTTTTGTGAACTTTTGGAAGAGGATGAGTACCTACAATATTTCCCTCTCCTCAAATCAAAGACCAAGCTTTACGCACAAGATCAAATATGGAAGAAGATTTGTCACGATTTACGATGGGAGTTTATACCAACCATATGATTTAAAGATGTCACGGTCTTTATATACATATGAAGAAGGATCAAAAGTGTCCCAACTATGACATATGTTACAAGATGAAGAGTCAGGGTCTAAAGGTGTGTACCAGTTGTTTTTGGAGATTTAAGAATGAAGTACTGGAGTTTAAGGAACACACGGAATGTCCCACGTGTTCAGATGTAAAAAAGTGTGTAAAGTTTAGAAAGTGTGATCACTATGTGTGCGCTTCATTATGCTTTCCAAGACTTCACAGATGTCCAATGTGTCCCAAACTTAAAGAAAATAGTGATACTTTAAGTAATGAATGAAGACGAGAAGTTCTGTGTAGACGAGGCAAATTATCATCTACAGAGAGCCCAAGAATTACTCACAGAAGGTTTGAGAAACCCAAAGAAGTATCACGATGACTCCAAAGAGTTTTATAGGATGTTAACAAAACTTTTACCCTTTATGATTCTGATACAACACAACGAATCTCTACGTCCCGATTCGGAAACGGGGGAAAGTTTACCAAGTACGCCTTCTTCAACCCAGTCAGATTCAGATAGTTACGAGCCTGAATCTCATTCTGATCACTGAGAGTTTTAATAGTTTTAAACTCTAATATGATCTCATTGTTAATGATCATGTCAATTCTTAAGTTTCCAATTACATGGTCCTTAAATGGGATTGTAACTATACGTTCTGTCTCGTACGGAATACCAGCTTTACGCAAGAGCACTTCCATACCATTGTGGTATACACGTTCGGAGTACCCTGGTCCGAGCGTGTATACTTCCCTAGCCAGAGCATCAATTTCGTGTCCCTCTAACATTACTTTATTTCTTTGTCTTAGCTTTAACAATCTTATTCCTCAAATTGTTTGTGAGGTTGTAACCAGTCATATTTTTGAATGCGTTTTTGTTACCAGCTGCAGCCGCCGCCCTAGCCATAGTTGCTGAGGGTGCATTGTTGGACCTAGGAACGGCAACTTTTTTGAATGGGAGAAACTTGAAACTATTTTGACGATTGGCACCTACGATCATTATTGAGTTTTGATTAAAGTTTTCTGTGATCTTGGCTATACTTCTATTCTTCGCGGAACTCATGATGGTCACGTTTGGAAACCAACGTCTGAGAATCTTCATCTTGTTATCAACTGGAAGCGGGTTCTTCGCGTTACCAACAGAGTGAGACACGACAACGATAGGAGTCTTATTTGTTTTACGAGCAGTCTCAATAACCTGTTCAATCATGAGCCTGTGACCCTTGTGAGGTGGGTTGAAACGGCCGTATGTGAACACCACAGACTTCATTTATAATACTCATATATAATAAATGGCTACTTACAACCAACCCACTTGTGAATACGTATACAAAGTTTCTTCTCTCGAGAAGGTTGTAGATGGTGACACTATTGATGTCACTCTAGATCTTGGTTTTGATGTCTGCACTCGTCAGAGAGTTCGTCTTTTAGGAATTGATACACCAGAGTCACGAACATCAGACAAAGAAGAGAAGAAGTATGGTCTCCTTTCCAAGAAGATGTTGAAGGAGTGGTGCCTTAAGGCTGTGGAATCTGACAAGGATGATATTGAGATCCAACTCAGATGCCCTGAAAGAGATAGTCGTGGTAAATTTGGTCGTATTTTGGCCGAAGTTTGGGTTTCGGAAGATGGTCAGTGGACCAATGTGAACAAGTGGATGTGTGATAATGCGTACGCTGTTCCATACGTAGGACAAAATAAAGACTCTGTTCAGGCTCTTCATGAAATGAATAGAGTAAAGTTGAAAGTAAGAGGAGAAGTTAAAGATTAATTATATGGGTATTTATGCACCCATAGGTTACATATCCATTTCTCACCAGACTTTACAGGTAGTCCACCATGTAAAGCCTTGTAAGTCATGAGTTCATAGTTGTCCAAAGTATGGAAGAAGAGAGCATCACCTTTGTTGAGTTTATACTTTCTCCTCAAGTTTGGAAACACAGTTTCACCACCTTCGTAGTCATCATTTAGGGCTAGGATAATGGTGTACATTCTCTTATTTCCTTCTGTGTCACTGAAAGTATCTTGGTGTGGTTTGTAAAATCCACCGGATCCGTAGCGCAGTACTTGAAGTTTTTCACAGTTTTTGAGAGGTCTATCCGTAAGACTTACACATCTCTCCGCAACCCTATTTACGACTGGATCTTCTAAATCTAACCAAGCTGTTTCACTGTCTCTCATAGTCTTATCAATTGTTCCGTTCGCCGCGATTGTTGATGTAAAGAACTTGCTTTCAGCTTCCTTCTTGATGTGGTTAATCTCTTCGTCTAAAATAAAGTTTGGTATTACCATAGGTTTCTGATATACCGGTATGAGATACCATACCAGTACTATAATGAACAACAAAAGTATCATCTTATATTTAGTGAAGATAAATATTCATGGGATGAATACAATTAAATCTTTTGCGTATAGTGGCCAAAACACTGTTAGCATACTCGATCAATTTTTTACAAATATCCATAATTTCACCGTACTTTTTTGGTTCTAAAACATATTGTCTTAGGAGATCTCCACCTGTATCTATGACCATTCTGTAAATGTTGTTTATGTCTCTGTATCGTTCCCTCTGTTTGTCACGTCTCTGAAGTTCTTTCTTGAAATATGGTTCGTCAAGTTCATTTAACATGTAAGCCACTCTAAGATATCGGTTGTTCTCGTCATACATATCACCATATCTATACACAATTTCCCTGTCAAGAAAGTTTAAAGTGGTTGCAAATTTCATAATATTGTCGGGTGCATTCATCTCACGGAGTTCCCTAAATGTAGGTATTCCACCACATGGTATATCTCCATGTTCTCTAGATGAGATGCGACCTCTCTTAAATTCCATGTAGTGAGGATTGTGAATTCTACCCGTTTCTATCTGTCCCGTTACCCAGTCAAATGCGGTGTGACAATCTGGACACCACATTTGGCGGCATCCGCTTAGTTTCTGTATCATCGTCCCACACTTCGGACATGGCTTTGTATCTTTTTTCAAAAGTTTCATAGTTTTCATAGCATCTGGGTCACACGCGTGACCTTCACACATTTCTTCATTGCAATGTTCACAAAAGCGACGATCACATAGACCACAAAACCAATCTTCATTCATAAAACCTTTACATTCTTCCGTCGGACATTTACGAACAAACTTCTTTGGTTGTTCACCCACCACAAGTTCACCGCCGTGACGAAGTCTCTCAAGCTCCCTATATGTTTCCTCCATCTCACCCCTTAGTTCCTGTATTGGTTCGGGTATTTCTCGTAACGCGGGTTGTCCCGCGTATAATCCGTATCTTCGGTAAAGTTCTAAAAGTCTACCCCTCTGCTCGTTTATGATTTTGTGTAGTTTTCTCATGGCCCTAATCCTCTCAACTTCTGGTTGAGTTTCGGGCATCCTCACCTTTTCCCTCTCGAATAAGATGTTCTCTCGGTGACGACGAAGCTCAGTATTGCGAAAATACTTTGTACACCATGTGTCTACGAATTCCCGATTCCACATATTCTTACACCCCATACAATGTGGATCATCGGAGATGGAAAGTAGGTACCTCTGTGCACATGCACGACAACTATGTAAATCACAGAAGGGGCAGTCAACCTTTTTGTTCTTTATTTTGTTGAACTTTTCTCAACGATCTTCACAATTTGCC